CGGACGTCCAGCGGGCCGCCGACGAGTACCACACCATGGCGGCGAGGACGGCCGACCTGATATCGGCCTACACCTGAGCGGCCCCCTGCCGCCTACTCCCCCCAGCCTGACTCGCGGGGCAACGACCAGCTCGTCGCCCCGCTGCTTTTTGGCGAATCGCCGATGGAAGCCCGCCGGCGGCCAGTACCCTCGCCGCGTCTCGGTCGTCCAGCCGGGACAACCTCCACCCGTCACGGGGCCCCCCTCCGTGGCGGGACTTTCCACCCCCGCCTGAGATTCGAGCTTTCACATTCGCGAGCTTCGGATTAGGCTCCACGAGTGGCTCTCGGTCAGGGCCGCTTCCAGGGACCTTTCCGGAGCTGACTCGAAGATCACTCGGACTCGCCTCGCGGGCGCGTCAGATGCCCGCCGCGATACCGCCAAAGACGGATCGCCTGCGCCAGCAGTCCGCACGATGACTACTACTCTCATCTGACCCACGGACCCGAACCCCTCTCCCCTGCCTCGGCGGGGTGAGGGGGTGTTCCAGGGGTCAGGGAACTTTCCGGGCGCGGCAGGATGCCGGCCTCAACTTGACGACTCGCCGGGGCCGGGGATGGCCGGGGCGGGTTCTGGGGCACCGCATGTCGACGATCGCGGAGACGAAGTACGTCGTCGATGCGCCCGAGGGCTACAAGAAGCTCGGCGCGAGGATGAAGGTCGAAGGCGCGTTCGTCGCCGAGAGGTCTCCCGACCACCGACGATTCGCCCGCGGCACCAACCACCGGCTGCAGTTCAAGGCTGAGCCCGACAACGAGTACGACAAGAACGCGATCAGGGTGTTCGGGGCGGTCAACGAAGGACGCCGCAAGGTCACACGCCTCGACCTCGGGTACGTCCCAGCAGATGTGGCGAAGGTGATCGCCGACCGTGAGCTTTGCCCCGAGCGATTGGTTGGCCTCGTCACATCGTGTCGGTGGGTCCGATACGACGACTTCGACGACGACGATGACGGCGGAGTGGACCGCCACTTTGTCGACTTCAACATCTTCTGGCCCACAGACGGAAGCGCTTCCACTCACGTTGCGAGGGCGGAACGCGAAGTCGAGGAAGCTCGGGCAGCCGAAGCGAGGCAAGCCGCAATCGAGGACGCCGCCCGGCGGCGAGCCGCTCGCGAGGAACGGGTGAGAGCAATCGCCGCGAAGTGGCACGGGCTCCGCGGCGGAGACAAGCTCGCGATCGCCGTAGGCGGGGTCGCCGTCATTGCGATAGTGGCGGGGACGGCGTGGGCGATTGCCGCTGTGGGATGACCCCACCCACTGCGTCGCCTGGGGCCGCGATGGCGAAGCCTGGTACGCGACGCGGGATGGGGACCGGGGGATGGGGTGAGCGACCCCGACGGCCCCTCTTATCGCTCAGGCGAAACGTAGTCAGCAAGCTCTTCACCGTTCACAACACAGTCACGGAGTACCGCTCGATGCCCAGTCTCAAGCTCGTTGAGGATCAGACGTTCGATCACCAAACTGTCCTGGTCACGGGACACCACTTCCTTCGATGCAAGTTCCATAGCTGCGACTTCCTTTTTCGCGGGATGCCATTTGGGTTCGATAGCTGCGAGTTCTACGGCGCGTCGACCTGGGATCTTCAGTTCGTAGCGTATGACGAAACCCAGTGGGACGAATTTCTGACTGCAGTGGCGCCCATGGTCACCAAACAGCTACCCCGCCTACCGAAGTGATCGGCCGAACATGTGACTCATGTCCAACACGGGCTCATATCGCACCATGACCACCACGATTCAGATTCTTCCGTTCGAGATCGTCACGTACGACGGAGTTCCTCCGGACAGATTCCTTAGAGAGGTTGAGGCGTTCAGTGGGAAGCGTCATAGCCGCGGATCTCAAGCCGACGCGCCTGAAACCGAGGAGTCGGCGAGGTATCTGTACTGCGGCCATCTGCCCGACGGCTACTTCGGAGGCTTGGTCCGATCCACGCACGGGTCTACTGCACTGGCTTCCGACGCAGATGACTCGGACAAGGTCGGCATCTCTACATTTTCCCTTGATCCGCAGAACAAGACGTTCACAACCGCGAACTACATGCTCCTGAATCCACAGACTCTCAAGGGCATGTACGTTGCGTACCGCCACTCTGCCTCATTGGGAGACTTGAAGTGGATGCTTCGGCGGATGCACAGGAACGCGGTAAAGAAGCTGCGAGATGAATTGGTTGAGCAGCTTGTGGCATCGGAGGGCATAGAGCGAACCGAAGCGCGAGCCAGAGCGAATGAGCAGATCAGCGGAGAGTTTGCGATCCGGCAACTCGTCGACTCTGCGACGTTTGATGAGCTGCTGGATGAGGCGAGGCGAGTTTCCTATTTCGAACTCGACGTTGCTACTCCGGTCTATGACGAAGGGCTGGACGGTCTCGCTGCCCACGCAGATATGAACGTCATGGGGTTCTACATGAGCAAGGCTGGGGCCGTGACCGAAGTAGTGGCAGCGATCCGAGAAGCGATCACAAAGCGAAAGCCAAAGTCCGCGATGGTCCGGGGGTCGTTCGAAGATGGGAAGCAGAGGATTCTCAGGCTCACAACTGAAAGGCGCTATCCTGTAGAAGAGTTCGACCTTGGCCCGAACCTTAAAGAACTCGTGGTCGAAGACGTTCAGGAATGGGCGAAGGCGGGAGCGATGAAGTGGCTGTACGAAGCGATCAGAGACAACGAAGGTCTCGCCGGGCCGCCGCCGCCCGGCGATGGCTTGCCGGGATAATGCCGTACAAGGGCATCATGCTCGCGTGGGCATTGCTCACGGCCGCGGCGGCTGCGGCAGCTTTGTTCGCCTCGTACATATGGGGTGACGGAGGCCTCTGGCGGTTTTACTCGGAGAGTCTCCGGGGGAACCTCTTCTCGGGCATGTTCAGTGCGGCAGCGTTCATGTTGTCCTTGCTGACGTTCACGATCGTCTCCATGCATGCACACCTATATTCCTCTCCGGGGTACCGGCGACATGTCAAGGTGGTGGGGCAAGTGCAGCCAGTTAGCGAACTCTACGACCCTCTGCGAAAGCTCATGCAGAGGCTTGTGGCCGCCACATCGGTATGCCTGGTAGCAGCGGTCTTCCAGCTGACTCTCGGCATCATCCCGACCCAACTCACTGCAGCCTTGGCTATCGGAGGATCGGCTGCAGCAGCAGCGTTTCTAGCGAACGGTCTCCTAGAGGTGGCGCGCAACTTGCAGCGACTCATCACGGAGTGGCAGAAGGAAGCTGATCAGGAGGAGGAGGCCGCGAAAGCCGCTTCCCGCGATGACAGAGACCGGCCAGGCCGCTCCGCCGCAGCCATTCCGCCCCCCCAAGAATCTCCGCCCCCTTCCCCAGATTGACGCGTCCGGACGCTACGCTCAACCCTCTGGTCTTTCCATCCCGGAACACCTCACCCCGTCACGGACCTGCCTTCCGTGGCGGGGGCTTTTGTCAGACGGAAAACCGCCGACTCTCCGCCCACCGCTTGAGTCGCGTGATGCACCCGCAGCCCGGGGCCGCCGCCACGCGGACCGGCGACTGGAGCCAAGGACGCTTCGGCCACGGCTCCCCGATCCACTCTACCCCGAGCCACCGCGCCGCCGGCACCGCACCGCCGGCACCGCACCGCCGGCACCGCCCGCACCTTCACGGCCCCGTCGCAGCCGCACGTCCGCCGCCTGGAGGCCGCCGGGGGCTTCGCCGACTCCCGAGGCGGATTCAGCGTCGAACGCCAAGACGCCCAGGCCTCGGCCCGCCTTCTCCGGCCCGTCAGCGAGCGCCTCGCCGGCGGCCTCTTTCACTTCCGGCCAGGCAGCGGCGCCACCCTGTTCAACGCCGCCTGCCGTCGCCCGCACCCTCCGCATCCACCACGAAGCCGCCGCCGCACCGGCGCCGGTCCGTGCTCAGCCAGCAGCCGCTTGATCGGCGCGGCCGCCGCGGCGAGCAGGTCCCCCAGCCCGCGAGGCCGGTTGCGGCCGGTCGCGTAGCACCAACGGCAGACGCCCGCCGACGGCCGCTCCCCCCACCGCGAGATCGAGCAGGTCGCATCGCCGCGACGGAACCGGCACGGCGGCAGCTGCTCGAGCTCGATGCGGCGGGCGGTCACGACAGCGACGCCACGCCGGCGATCGACAGCCCGTCCCCCGGGTCGGCCTGATCGCTCGGGCTCACGCTGCAGCTGAAGCGGCTGAAGCTGGAGATGAGCCCGGACCGGGTGATGATCTCCGTCGTCCCCACGACCCCGTCCGGAGAGCCGGGGACCACGACGCCCGCACCGAAGTCCCCGAGTCCGAAGCACGCTTCGCTGTCCTGGACGCACGGGAACGGCCGCGTGAGCCGGATGGTCACCTCGTGCTGGAAGCACACACAGTCCGCCACCGGGGGGTCGTCGGAGAGGACGAAGCCGAGCGTCCGGCCGAAGGCCCGGTGCACGATGGTCACGTCGAGCCGCTGCTCGAGGTAGTGGCAGCCGCCCACGGAGACCGCGGGGACCGCCGAGAGGTTGGCGGACTCGACTCGTCGGAAGAGCGACCCGGCCCACCAGCCGTTCCATAGCGGAGCGAACGGTGCCGGCGGCGACGTGCGGTAGCCGTTGTCCCGGACGTAGCCCACGGGGGTGGTGCCGACGTCCAGGAGCGTGGGCCCGGGCGAGATGATCTCCGTGGCCCAGAGCGCCCCGGGGTATCCCGCCGAGTCGCCGCACTGCCCATGGTCACTGCCGCCGTAGGGCGGGAACGTCCCGCTCGCGGTGTACCCCGCGGTCGTCGGCGGGAAGCTGCCAGAGCAGGTCAGCGGCACCTCGGGGCCGTTGACGTCCCAGGCGAACTCCGAGGGCCCGAAGTCGAAGCCGCCGTCCACCGGAGCCGTGGGGCTGCCCAGGATGGGCCCGATCTCGAACGTCCCCTCGAACGCGAGCAGCAGGTTCGAGACGTCCAGGAGGTAGCTGGTCGGGCAACCTGACGGGATCCCCAGGCTGCCCTGGCAGCCGCCCATGAAGCACGGTCCCTCCGGGCACGGGCTCCCCCCGCCGCAGCAGCACCGCCGGTGGCTCATGCGACCCGCTCCGCCTCGAGCAGGGTCTCGGCCGCCGCGAGCGAGACGGTGCCGGTGCCGCTCGTCCGGCTGAGCTCGACCCGAATCAGGGCAGTCGACCCGCCGGCCACGGTCAGGTACCCCACGACCGATCCGGTCGCCGGCTCACTGGCGAGCGCGACCGCGTCCAGCTTCAGAGTCGGCCCGAACGTGGCCCATCCCCCGCCATCGACATTCGCCGACAGGCGAACCCCGGCGAACGAGGTCGAGCCCGACGAGAGCGTGATGCCCGCACGGATGGACACACGGTACGTTCCAGGCTGGACCGACAGTTCTCCGGCGGTCGCCCCCCATGACATCGCCGCCGGATCGATGAACGTCGCCGCGCTCCACTTGTCGACGGCCGCCCAGGTCGCCGATGAGCTCGTCTGAGCGATCACGCGGCCGGCGGCGAACCCCACCACGGTGGGCAGGTCGAGGGCGTCGCACTCGCCGTCGTCAGCGGGCAGGACCGAGCACCAGGCCTCGATCGTGCCGTCGGGCAGCGGCCAGAACGTCGCTGGGACGACAACCCCGGGGGCCAGCGGCACCGCGTCGAACCCGGCCGGGAAGGACGCGCCGTCGTGGTCCACGCCGCTCCCCTGGAGGCCCGTGCCAGCATTCGGGACCAGGATGCCGTTCCTGAGCGGGTTGACCGTCGTCGTGCCGCTCCGACCGTCCTCGGCCGCCTCCCAGCCGTCGTAGCCGGCCGAGGCCTTGACGGCCTCCTGCCAGGCGTAGGCGTACCGGTTCGGCGACTCCTCCAGGGCGGCGCCGACGATCACCGGGATCGTCACCGGCCGACGGTCGCGGCGCGGGATCGCGGCGATCACGTCTCCGCCGGTCGAGCCCCCACCGACGATGCGGACATCGCGCCCGCCTCGCGGGGACTTCGCCCCACGCCGGAGCGCGGCGAGGACCTGTCGCCCCGTCATCCTCACAGCGGGAGCCCGTCGAAGTCGGTCTCGTCGTACTGCTCCACCGTCGCCGAGGCGCCCACCTCGGTCTGCCAGTCGGACGGCGGCTCGCCGGTCTCGGGCAGGGTGTAGACGACCTGAGGGTCCCAGCCGTTGGGATTCTGGCGGAACGTGAATTGGAAGCGGTAGAGCGGCATGACGTCGTCCGGGGCCGGCAGGCCGGTCTCCACCGCTCGGTCGACGAGCTCGACACCGACGCGGGTACAGAGCCAGGTCCCCGGCTCGCCCCCCTCCCAGTCGGGCGCGTCCGGGTTCGGCGCGGTCGTCGCGGCGTTGACCTTCCCGGCGAACTGCCGGGCCAGGGCCCGCGGCGTCCGGGTGAAGATCGACCGCTCGAGCGTCAGCTCCTCCCGCGGCCGCAGCACGCTCACGGTCACGCCGGTCGGGGGCCGGTTCTTGTAGGTGAGGACGATCGGGTCGCCGTTCTTGTCCCTCTGGGTCTGCTCGTCCTCGAGCGAGACGTCGAGGGACGTCAGGTAGTCCTCGCCCGCCGGCGGGGCGGACTCCTCGCGGCCGCGGAAGCGAACGGGCTCGTAGCTGAGCGTGAAGTCGACGATGGTCGGCCCGACGTAGGACACCGTCCGCGTCTTAAGGAAGAGCTCGGGATAGTTCGGGTGGAGGCTGCCCGCGGCAGGGAGTCCCGACACCCCCGCCGCCTCGGCGATCCGGCTCTGGGCGGAGACGGCCGAACTCAGGCCCGTGACCCTGGCGAGCCGGGTCGCGCCCCGGACCTGCCCTCCGGTCTCCGTCGCGCTGGCCGATGACACGAGATCGAGGTGAAGCGTCGCCATGAGGTCACCCGAACTTCCTGGCCCAGGCCTTCTCGACCCGGTCCGTCACGGTCTGGAACAGGTGCTCGGCGATCTTCGGCCCTCGCCGCTCGAGCACCTTGCGGATGAAGGGCCGGGCGCGAGAGTGGCGCGTCCCGAACTCGACCAGGTGCAGGTAGTAGGAAGGGTCGATCTCGCGAGGCTTGCCGTCCTTCGTCTCGCCCCCGTCGGGGTGCGGGAACCGCCGGCCGCGCTGCGCCCCGACCCGCAGCGCGATGAATCCCTGGGCCTTCTTCGCACGCTTCATGTACGTGATCGAGTCCTGGAGAGCCCCTGAGGCCGGCCGAACCGGGGCGGCGATCGCAACCCACTCGGCCAAGTCACGCCCCACCGGCGCGAGCGCCCGGTTCACCGCGGTGAAGCCCTCCTCGCCAAGGGAGCCGAGCATCTTCATGAGGTGCTTCGCCTCACGCTCGTCGAACGTGGCCACGATCATCGGGAGCGTCATACCGCAGCCCCCGTGATGACCGTCCGGAACTCCCCGCTCTCCAGCTTGGAGAGCATGGCCCGGAGCAGCGTCGCGACTTCGGCCTGGGTCTCCTGGTTGGCTGGCCGGTCCTTCGCCGATGCGCCGCCGGTCACGGCGACGTTGCGGAGCGAGTCGACGACCCGGAACCCGCCGGCCGCCGGCTCCTCAGCCGCTCGCTCCAGGGCGCCGCGGATCATCGCCCCAGCGCCGGCGACGCGGTCCGCGACCGCCGCGGCTCGCTCACCGACCGCACTGAGCACCGAGCTCGCGAGGCCCCCGAAGTCGAGCAGCCTGCCGCGCTCTTCCTCGAGCACGGCGGCGGGCGTGCCCTGGCCGGCGCCCGCGGCGGCTCGCCGCGCTGCGTCGGCGGCGATCTGCCGCTGCCGCTGCAAGATCTTCGACTCGAAGGTCGGGGACTCACCGATGGCCTTCGCCACCCCGGCCCAGTATTTCTCGCCGATCTTCGCGAAGTCGGCGATCTCGTCGTTCAGACTGAGCTTCGAGAGCTCCACGGAGATGCCGGGGATCCTGTTGATCGCCGCCTCGACCTTCGAGATGATCAGGTCGGCCTTCTCCGCGATCCAGCCGACGGCCTTGAAGATCCCCTCCCAGAGCTTCGCGAACCCGAAACGGACGGACTGGATGGTGTCCGCGATCCACGCGATGGCCTTCGAGATCGGGCCGAGCGTGCTGGTGGCCTTCTTCCCCGCCGCGTCGGCCTTGTCCCCGGTGCCGAGGATCAGGTCCGAGAGCACGGTGATCGCCGGCGCGAGGTCGATCGCGATGCGATTGAACACGCCGCTGAAGGCCTTCTGCATGCGATCGACCGCATCGTTGGCCGCCTCGATCTGCGCGTGGTCCACGCGGCTCATCGCCAGCCCGAGCCGCTCCGCCTCGGCCTGCATCCGGTCGAGCCCGGCCGCACCGAGGTCCAACGTGTTCACCAGGGCGACGCCCTCGGAGTCGAAGAGCTTCATCGCGAGTCGCACCTGGTCGGACCGGCTGCCCACCTGACCCATGGCGTCGGCGATGGCCTTGAACTGCTCGTCCGGGCGCATCGCCTCCAGGGCTCCGGCGTTCAATCCGAGCTCCTGGAGGGCCGCGACCGCCTCCCCGGTCCCGTTGGCGGCCTCGGACACCCGGCGCGTCATCCGCTGCAGGCTCATGTCCAGGGTGCCGGCCGAGACGCCCGTCTGCTCGGCCGCGTGGCGCAGGCCGGCAAGCTTCTCGGTGGCGATCCCGATGCGGTCAGCCATCTTGGCCGTCGCGTCCATCGCCGCGAAGCTCTTCGCCGTGAACGCCCCGAGGGCTGCCCCGCCAGCCACGCCCGCGAGGACGGGATGGAAGGACGCGAGCCCCTTCACCATGCGGCCGGCGGACTTCGTGAACCGGGCCATGGTCCGGCGGGCGGACTTCATGCCGGCCTCGAACTTCGCGGTCCGCGTGCGGATGTCGACGTAGAACGTCCGAACCTTGGCCATCAATCAGCCCTCCGCCCCGTCGCCGCGAGCCACTGGTGGGCCCGCAGCTCGATCTCCTCGGGGCTCTGCCGCCGGCTCCGCCCGAAGTCCGGCATGAAGTCGCCGGGCGTCACCTCCCGTCGCCCGCCGAACGCCGCGATCTGGGCGGCGATGATCCCCGCCCGCAGGTCCGCCCGCTCCGGGCCGAACGGCTCGATCCGGTCGAACGCGGACCACTCGGTGAACTCCGCCGAGTCGATCTCGCGCTGAGCCCGGCGGACGCTCATCCCCAGGGCGAGGGCGAGGCGGAACCACTGGCGGCGCTCCGGCCGCCGCCTCAGTTTCCCTCGGCGTCCTCGATCTCGTCCTCACCGATGCCGGAGATCGTGCAGCCGGCCTCGAACACCCGATGCAGTGCCGCCGCGTTCCGCTCGAGCAGCTTCTCGACGTCCGCGTCGGTGAACAGCAGCTCGCCGTGCTCGTCGCACGCGGTGCGGGTGACCACGAGGGTCCGGACGCCCCGCACCTGCCGGTTCACCGCGAGGGCGTCGAACTCGTCGCGGTCCGCCCCGGTCATCGATCGGACGCACACGTGCCCGCCCCACTCGGGGACATCGACACGCTCGATCTGTCGGTCATCGGCGTTCAGGATGGCGTTGCGGGTCAGGATCATCATGGGCTCCGGGGTGGTTGCTGGGGGGCGGGGAAGAGGTCGAAGAGGCGGCCGCGGGTCAGGACGCCGCGGTCACGTTGATGTCGCCGGAGACCTTGATGGTCACGTCCTGGGTGACCTTGTTGTCCGACTCCTGGTTCGCGGATCCGAGACCGGTCACGAATCCGGAGAACGCCCAGGTCGCCCCGCTCTTGAAGGTGAGCGTGATCGTCTCCGCGGCGCCGTTGATCGGAGGCAGCTCGTCGGGGTTGAAGTGGAGTCCGAGCGTCATCTCCCCGTTGTCGACCAGGTCGCCGGGGATGAACACCCGGGAGCCGACCGTGCCGAGGTGCGAGACATCGATCGCCGGGCGGCTCGGCGCCGGCGTGCCGAAGTTGGTGATCTCGGCGGTGAACCCGGAGGTGCCGAAGACGACAGTCGATCCGTGGCCGGTCTGAACGCCTGGAGATGGCATGGCTGAGCTCCTACGCGAGTGGCTCGACGATCCAGGCGTCGAGCTCGATGGGGATGCGGAACACCGGAGACTCGCCGCCGTCGTCGTCCTCGTCGACGTCGTCGGTCACGCGGCCGAAGGTGAAGTGGTCGACGCTCACCCCGCCGGCGACGCCGGACCAGCCGTCGAGGTCGAGGCGGATCGCCTCGGAGATCTCGTCGGCCTGGACGGAGGAAGCGGCGTACGCGGCGACGATGAAGTCGTGGCGGGCCAGGGCCGAGGGGCCCAGGAGGTGGCGGACGCCCTCGCGGTCGGTCCGCTGGAACGTGACGAAGGGCAGCGTCGCGTGCTGCGGGGCCAGTCCGGGGTAGATCCGGCTCCCGACGATGGCCGAAAGCCGGCTGCTCGAGCTGAGCGCGGCGAAGATGGCGGCCTTGGCGCTCACCCGCTGACGCCCTCGGTGGCCATGATCTCGAGCACGGCCCCCCGCTCGTCCCGGTTCAGGATGGTCGTGATGCCGAAGACACGGTCGCCGAAACGGATCCGGTCGCGCGAGGTGATGGTGAGGCCCCCGGCGCGGAGCATGATCCGGTGGGAGACGTTCGCCTGGGTCGCCTCGCTGGCGATGAACTCCCTGCCGCTGACCGGCTCGATGCCGGCCCATCTGGTCGCCACGCGGCTCCACGTGAGCGCGACGCCGCCGTGGGCGTCCCGGCTCTCGGCCGCCCGCTCGATCGTGACCCGGTGCCGCAGACGGCCGGCGCGGAGGCTGCTCACGAGGTGCCCCCGATCACCCGGTGCGGCTGCAAGAGGGCCTCAGCGGCCATCGGCACCTTGGCGAGCCCAGCCCCAGCCACGATCGGCTCGCGGAACTCGTAGAACTGGCCGACCACGAGCAGGATCGCCTGCCGGATGTCCTGGGAGATGGCACCTGCCGACGCGTGGCCGGCGACGTAGGTGATCGTCACCGCCTGCGGGTGCACCTGGGTCCCCGGCCAGGACTGCCCCGGGGCGAGGCAGACGTACGGGACCACCTCGTCGAGGATCGCCAGGTAGCCCGACGGGTCGAGCACCTGGTCCGCGCCGTCGAGGTCCCGGTAGCCGATCGACGACACCGCCGAGACCGGCCCCGACGCGAGCTCCATCCGATCTCCGAAGCACGGCCGCGTCTGCCGCAGGGTGCGGGGCATGAGCGACAGCCCCAGCACCCCTTCCGCCCACGACGTCGCCGCACGCACGTAGCTGGCCAGCAGCTCGTCCTCGTCCGTGTGGTCGATCCGCAAGTGGTCGCGGACGTCTGCCACTGACACCGGGGTGTCAGTCGCCGGGATGGTCACGCTGAGGCCCATGCGTCAGCCGGCCTTGCTGCCCGCCGACTTCCCGGCCGGCTTCACGGCCGCCGCCAACGCCGCCTTGCCGCCACGGGTCTCCGCCTCCGGGTGCTGCGACGGCGCCCGCTCCGCCCGCGGCTCGTCGCGGCTCTGCGCCTCCCGCAGCCGAGCGGCGGCCTCGTGGTCCTTCGTCGCCTCGACGGCGAACCCGCCGGCGATCAGCCCTCGGGCTTCCTTGTCCGGGATGTCGTACACCGCTCCGGCCACTCGCATGACCTTGGGCCCGCACATGGACTGCTGCATGTAGATCTTCACGTCGCGCTCCGGCGGGCCCCGCGGAGCCGCCCGAAGGCGGCCCCGCGAGTCCCGATTCACAGGCTGGGGTCAGGAGGAGGCCATCTGCAGGGTCTTCACCGCACCGTGCGACGCACCGGCGTACCGGCCGTCGTGGCGGCTGAAGGCGAGGAAGCCGACCTGCAGGTTGTCCATGTACCGCTCGGCGAAGCGGACCAGGGTGACCGACCGCACGTCGCGGATCGTGTAGTCGGCGAAGTGCCCATAGGCCATCACCTTGGCGTCGGCCGCGATCTCTGCCACCGACTGGTTGATCACGTACGGATCGCCGTCGATCGTGTCCGGCTCGCCCACGATGCGGCTCGGCTGCCAGAGCGGCCGGGCGTCGCCCGATCCGATCGACAGCTTCTTGATCGCCGCGAGCGTCGTGTCGTGGAGCATGAACCGGCCACCCAGCTCGCGGTACGCCGGGTCCACCGAGTGCTTCAGGTCGATGATCTCGCTGAACGCCAGGGCCGCCGCGGCCGCCGCCGTCTTCCCGACCGTCGCCGCGGTCATCACCCCCTGCGGCTGCCCGGTGCCCGTGCCCGTGGTGAAGAACGCGTTCGTCGCCCGGCCGAGCCGCTCGGCCAGCTTCATCATCAGCCAGCTCTCCAGGTCGAAGCCCGAGTCCTGGAGCAGCTGCACCGGGACCTTGACGATCTTCGAGCTGAAGGTGAAGGCCTTCAGGACGTCCGCCGCGAACGTCGGGTCGCCGTCGGTCGCATGAGCGACGTTCTCGCCCACGATCACACCGACGTTGCCGGTGTCGTCCGCCGACGGGTACGGCATGTCCGCCCCCGACGCGGTCGTCAGGATGGTCGCCCCGACGCGTCGCATGCCGCCGAAGGACTTCATCCGGTCGATGATCCGGGTCACGAAGTCCTCGGGGATCGTCTCGCCGCCGGCGCCGCTGGTGGTGCTGTCCAGGGCTCGCAGCTCGGGCGATCCGCCGCCCCGGAGCGTCACCGAGTCGCCGCCCGCGGGGACCCCGTCCGGGGCCGACCCGCTCGCCAGGAGCTCCCGCTCCTCGGTCGTCAGCGCCCCGGAGCCCCGGCACGCCCACTTCCGGAAGGCCGCGCGCCGCTGGCGGTCGCCGTCGCGCTGCTCTCCGCGGCGGCCGCCGCCGGCCGGCCCCTCGCCGCCGAGGTCCAGGGAGAACCGGCGATCGTGGAGGCCCTCGCCCATGGAGTCGAGCTGCTCCTGCCGCTCCTCCATCGCCTGGATCTGGTCCTCGGCCTCGCGGATCTGGACGTCGAGCGCGTCAATGTCCGCCCGCCGCTTGTCCCACTGCTCGGACTCTTCGGCGGTGAACTCGCGAGCCTCTTCGCGGACCGCCTTGAGGGCCTCGCGGCTCTGCTCCCACAGGTCCGCCTTCTTCGCCCGCAGCTCGCGGGCCTTCGTGTAGAGCGTCATTTCGCTGATCTCCGGGGCTATCTGCCGGGGACCAACGCACACGCGGACCGCCGGCACTTGAATGAAGTGCTGGACAGTCCGCGTCGAATCACCGCTCGAGCACGGGACCTGTCGTTCCTCGCAGGCGGACGGATGCGAACTCGCCCAGGGGCACGGCCCCACCGCTTGCGAAGCGAACAGGATGTCGTTCCATCATACCCTCGGCATTCCCGGCGCGAGTCCTTCGATTTCCTTCCGTGCCGCCCACGCCGCAGCCCGTTCGCTGCGCGCTCGCTCGCGCGCCTCGCTCGATCGCTTCGAGACGTCAGTCGCCGGGTTCGCCGCCCGCGTCACCACCGAGACGTCGAACAGGTCCAGGTCGAGGAGCTCACGCACCTCGACGATCACCCCGTCGTCCTCGCGCGTCGTCCACCGGTCGCCCCCCACGGCCGGCCGGAAGGCGAAGCTCATCTGCGAGAGGTCCCCCCGCTGGATGAGGTGCAGCACGTCGTTCCCCACGCTCGTCTCCGCCACGTCCGCCTCGATCCGCAGACCGGTCGCGTCCTCCGCCAGGCGGAGGGTCCCCGAGCCGGACCGGGCGAGCAGGTGGCCCGCCTCGTGGTTGAAGAGAGCCGGGACGTCCTGGGCCTCGCGGATCGCCCTGGCGAACGCCCCGGGCCGCACCACCTCGATGAACCCGTAGGACCGGGGGTCCCCGATCGGGTACTCCGCGTCGAACACCGAGGCGTGGCCGACGATCCGCCGGCCGTCGCCTTCCTCGCCGGCGCGGACCTCCGCCGTGAACTGGAACGTCCGACGCTCGATCTGCACTGTCTGGCTCATGCCTCGGCCTCCATGATGATCCTGGCGAGCTCGTCGGCCCGCTCCGTGTCCCAGGCGGCGAGCCGACGCTCCACCCCCGCCCGCCAGTCGCCCTCGGCCCGCAGGACCGCCTTCAGGCGGCTCTCGCCGCTGATCCGGACCCGGCGGGCCGCCGCGGCCGCGTCGATGTCCAGGTGGGCCAGAGGGCCCGCGAGCGACCTCGCCGCGAACGCCTCGTGGTCGTCGTAGAGATCGCCGAGCTGGGCCTCCAGGGCCTCGCTCGAGCTCGCCCGCTTCGCGGCCCGCCGCAGCCGGTCGAGCTCGCGGGTGGCGACGCGGCCGGCCTCGGCGCTCAGCCACGCCGCGGCGACCCCCGGGGCGCCGGGAGCATCCCGCCGGCCGCCCTCGCTGCCGCCCGAGTCGCCCGCATTCGGATCGCCGGGGTCACCTGGCTCGCCGTCGCCCTCCCCGGGGCCGGCGCCGTCCTCGTCGTCGCCGCTCGAGTTGATCTCGTCCACCTCAGCCGCCGGCGCCATCGCCAGCTGGATCCGGTGCACGTCTCCCTCGGGCCCGATCGGGTCCATGTCCTCGAGCTCGCGGACCTCGTTGATCGAGAGGACGCCGATGCCTGTCATCTCGCGGTAGAACTGCGACCGGGCCTTCGAGTCGCCCCGGAGCAGCGCCTCGGGGTTCATCTTCACGTAGTAGCCGGCTGCCTGCTCCGCCGGCGTGAACAGCCGGCGGTTGAGCTCCTGCTCGATCCGCCGCATCCACCGGTTGAGCGAGTACCGGACGAACTCGCCGGACTGGTGCTCGATGTTCGAGAAGGTCGCACGCGACAGGTCGTAGAGCATGTGCGGGGGGACGCTGAAGATCCGGGCGACCTCCACCACGCTGAACTGCCGGGTGTCGAGCAGCTGGCTCTTCTCGGCGTCGTTGGTCGTCTGCTGCCAGTCCATTCCCTCTTCGAGCACCATCGTTCGGAACGCGTTGTTCGCTCCGCCGTAGACCTCCTGCCATCGGTCCCGGAGTCGGTCAGCCGACTCGGGCTTCATCGTTCCGGGATGCTTCAGGATCCCGCCCGCGGTCGTCCCGCGCGCGTAGAAGCGGCCGGCGAACTCCTGAGCCGCGACCGCGACGCCAAGGGATCGCCTGGCATGCCGGATCGGCCGGAGCCCGAGCACGCCGTCCATCACCATGCCGGGGATATGGATGAAGTCGCCCGGGTCCGCGGTGACCATCCGGCCCCCCACGGTCACGTCCAGAGCCATCGCTCCGCCGATCTTCCGCGGTGTGCACGAGGTGGCCACCACCGGCAGGAGCTCCACCGGACGCATGCGGCGGTCTCGACCGATCAGGGCGTACCCGTTTCCGTGAAGCAGCACGTTCCCCATGAGCATCTCGAGGAACACCTGCGGCGTCATGAGCTCGTTCGGCTGGCGGTGGAGCAGCTGGCGAACAGGGTGCTTCGGATCGACCCGCTCCCTGCGATCGTCAGTCTGACGGAGCACGCGAAACGGCAGGCTCGCCAGCGTTCCGGCCAGCAGTTGGATCGCCTGCCAGACCGACGTCAGGCCCATCGCCGTCGTCTCATTGACGGCCGGCACCTCGCCCTCGTCCTGCAGGCCGAAGTAGGCGAGGACCCGCTTGTTCGAGAGCGGCACGGCCGGGTTCTCGATCGAGAGCGGAGCGTCGCGGCGGAGGATGTTGTTCAGCCACTTCATAGGACGATCGGCTCCCGGGAGTCGTAGATCGAGCCGTGGAACTCGGGCGCCGCGATCGCCTGGCCGAGGCCCATGATCACGCCGATGATCCCGTCGATCCTCGCCGTGCTCTTCTTCTTGTCGAGCTTCACGTTGCCGGCCGCGTCCATCGTCGCCGCCGCGTTCCCGGCCATCCATCGGAGCACCGGGTGCCCACCGTGGGCGAGACCGCCGGAGATCACCAGCCGCTCGAGCTCACGGGTGGGCGCGCTCATCGACGCGAAGCCCTGGCCGAAGGGGACCATCTCGAAGCCGTCGCCCTCGAGCTGCGTCGTGATCTGCGTCGCGTTCCACCTGTCGACGGCGATCTCGCGGATGTCGAACTGCTCGCCCAGGACGCCGATGTCCCGGCGGATGACGTCGTAGTCGGTCACGTTGCCGGGGGTCAGCGAGATGAGCCCTTCCTTGGCCCACAGCCGGTAGGGGACGCGGTCTCGTCGCTCACGCTCGACCAGGTCGTCCGAGGGGAGCCAGAACCGGGCCGCGATCCGCCACGGCTGCCCGTGCTCTCTGGGCGGGAACACCAGCCCGAGGGCTGAGAGGTCGGTCGTCGAGGCGAGGTCGAGCCCGGCGAAGCACGTCTCGCCGCGAAGCTCCCGCTCGTCGACCGGCGCGTCGCAGTCGTCCCACCGGGCCATCTGCAGCCACCGGACGGCCTGCTCGGTCCACTGGTTCAGGTGCAGCTGGCGGAAGGTGTTCTCGGCGACCGGACTCTCCTGGGCCCGGCGGCAGGCCTCCTCGACGTACTCGTGTCGCAGGGAGACGCCCAGGCACGGGTTCGCCTTCGCCCAGACTTCGGGGTCGGTCCAGTCGTCGTCTTCGTCGGCGGCGAAGATCACCGTGAGGAAGCTGGGGTCCTCGACCAGGCCGCTCCGAACGCGGACCGCGTACTCACGCTCGTGCCAGCAGAGCGACTGCCGGTCGTAGCCGGCGGTCGTGATCGACACGATGAGCGGCTGGTGCCGGGCTCCCTGGGCGGTGGCAAGCACGTCGAACAGCTCGCGATTGGGCTGGGCGTGCAGCTCGTCGAAGATGACGCCGGACGGGCTGAGGCCGTGCTTCGTGAAGGCATCGCTGCTCAGGGCCTTCATCTTCGATCCCGTCGAGGCGACCTCGAGCGTCTTCGACGCGCGGTACGCCTTCACCATGGGGCGGAGGACTTCGCTCTGGTCGGCCATCTTGGCCGCCATGTCGTAGACGATCGACGCCTGGTCTCGGTCGGCCGCCGCGGTGTAGACCTCGGCCCCGGGCTCGCCGTCGGCCAGGAGCAGGTACAGGGCGATGCCGGCTCCGAGCGTGCTCTTCCCGTTCTTCCGCGGGATCTCGAAGTAGGCCTTCCGGTACCGGCGAGATCCGTCGGCCCGTCGCCGCCACCCGAAGAGCTCGCCGATCACCCGCGCCTGCCATTGCTCGAGGATGAACGGCTGCCCGGCATGCTCGCCCTTTGTGTGTGTGAGCACTCGCTCGAAGAACCGCAGCGCCCGGTTCGCGGCCTCCTGGTCGAAGTAGAACAGCTTCGCCGCGGCGGGCGAGAGCGGCCGGTCGAGATGGCCGAGGGCCTCCATCATCCGGCGAGCACCTCGGCCAGGGACTTCGGACCGTTCGACGTGGGAATGGCCAGGCCGGCACGCTCCGCCGGCGAGAGTCCGAAGTCGACGATGAACTGCCGGATCCGCTCGTGCGCCGCCCGTTCATCCCGGATCGCGGGGTTCGCCTTCATGCCGCCGTAGCTGTCGGGGATCTCCCGTCCGTCCTTCGCCAGCCTCGCCCGGGCGTTCTCGAAGTCGGTCAGGGCGATCACGCCCAGAGCCAGCGCGAGCCCGTCGTTCTCGGTGAGCAGGCCGGGCGTTCGGGAGAGCAGGTCGGCCCACTCCTCGAAGGTCGGGGCAAGCTCGCCCAGCTCGAGCATGGCGCGTGGGTGACCCGCGGGCGGCGACGGCTCATCGCCCCTGGTCTCCCCTCGCCACGACCCGCGGAGCTTCAACTTCGCGGTCGGCGTCGGCTTCGGTCCTCGCTTGCCCATCTAATTAGTTGCCCTCTCATCCTCAGCGACTTGTTGACTAATTGATCGAATGCAGAAAACCCCGAAACCCGTGAAGATGCGTGCGAGCCCTACCGCCTCGGTCTCCCGGCGCGGCCTCCAGAGATCACGAGCCCCCCTCCCCCCGCTGTCTTCGTCGACGAACGTCCTGTCCGGTCTTCCGGGAGTGGCACGGACGGCAGAGCGGCTGCAGGTTCGACCAGTCGTGGGTCCCGCCGTCGCGCAGCGGGACGACGTGGTCGACCTCCGTCGCAGCAGTCGTCCGCCCCATCTCGGCGCAGTGCGAGCAGAGCGGATGCCTGGCGAGGAAGGCCCGGCGAGACCTCCGCCATGCCCGGTCGTACCCGCGTGCCGCGGCGCTCGGCCGGTCGTCTCGTGGAGTCGGCACGCGGACCGGCCGCTCTCTCCGGAGCCGATCGAGGTTGGATGGCGGACGACGGGGCATCAGGAAGCCACCCCACCCCGCTCGTCCTCGACGAGGACCGGACAGACGCCCACCAGCCGCTCACCATTCTGCGTCGTTGCGGTCACCACGACCTCGTACCGCACGCCATCGGTGCCGCCCTGGATCTGGAATCCGACGATCGCTCCAGCGGGCCACGTCTCCCCCCGGGACAGGACAGGCTCACTCGACACCACGACCGATCCAACAACCATCGAAGAATCGCCGCCCACGACGACCGCCGACGCCGCGACCACGGAGTCACCCGGGGCCATCTTCGTCGCGAAGACGACGCTGCAGTGCCTCAGCTCGCTGGGGTGCATGAGCACCTCGGCCCCTCGGTTCGACAGATCCGAGCGACCCACCACCCACGCGAAGGACCCGGGGAGCACAACAGGCGAGTCTCCAGCCAGCCCCACCGCCGCCACCTCATGCGATGGAGCCACTGCGTCCAGGGTGGCGAGACGGACCACTGCAGCCCCAATGACGGCCTCGTGCGAGGGGGCCTGGACGATGACGGCCGCTCCAGCGCCGGCCGATGCAACAGCGATGGACTGGTGTGGTGGCGCCGAGACGGCAACCGCCGCCTCGCGGACGACCACGGCAGATGCCGCCGCCTCGTGAGGTGCCGCGGATGCGACGACCGTCGCCTCCACGGTCGCTCCGATCGCCTGCCCGATGAAGTACGCCAGCAGCATGCTCAGCTCGCAGGTGCCGTATAGGTGAAGCTCGAGATCCGAACTGCCTCGCCGGTCGTGACGACCACGCTCGGCAGCGTCATGTCGCCGCCGCCGCCCGTCGCGGTGACCGTCCCGCTGAAAAGAAGTGTGCCGTCCCGGTCGTAGACCTCGAACCCGTCAGCGCTGCCGTCTGCGACGGCGGTCGCCTCAACAGGCAGACTCGCTCCCGCGGCAGCCCCGTTGGAGGCGTCGCCGAAGGCCGGGTTGGGCAGGTTGATGGTCGCTAGGGTGGTCGCCCCATCCTTGATGACGCACGTCGCCGTGCCGGCCCCCTGATCGATCAGGTCCACGACGGCGTCCGCTGCGGCGCTGCGAGCCACGTTCTCAAGTGTGATGGCCATGTCGATGGCTCCAATCTGCGGCTCAGGCGGCCGCCTTGATGTATCCGGTGAGGATCACCTCGGTGGTGTCCGGGATGGTGGTCGAGCTCTCGGTGGTGAGCACGGGATCGGAGCCGTCCGTGCCGGCTGTGTTCGACAGGACCACCCGAGGTGGCTGCGAGTTGTCGATGGTGACCAGAACGCAGCCCTTCAGGTCATCCACGCCGACGGTCTGCGAGTCAGCTAGGACAAGGTTCACGGTCGTCGCGTCGCCGCCCGCTGCCACGGTCCCGTCCAGGGCGGAACTACAGAGGGCGGCGAGCTTCCGGGCGCGGCTGGCCGCCCCGGTAATTGACTGAACGTCCGCCACCTGCGATCCATGCAGGCAGGTTTCAGGAGCGATCGCCCCGCCGCCGTGAGTGCCGGCCAGCTGCACGACATAGCCCGTGGTGGGGTCCGTCTGGCTCGCAGTGCTCAGTGTGTACGTCGCGGTGCCGTCGATGCGAGTCAGCGCCTGCGCCGTGAACAGCGGGGTCCCGGCGTCGTCCGTCACAGTCAGCGTCGGCGTGGCCACCGCCCCCGAGACCGGCGCCCCGTTCTCGTACACCGTGACCATCCAGCGGTCGTTGGCCCCGTCGCGGCCGAACACCGCTCGGATCTGATATGAGTCTGAGAAGGGCGAACCGTTCTGCGACGTGAGGTTCGCGTCCTGGTTTCGCTTGCCGATGCTGAACGACACGATCTCGATCTTCTCATAGGTCACCCCGTCGATGATCGCCCCGAGCAGGAACACCGCGTAGTCCGCTCGATCGGTGAAGTCCGCATCGCCGCTCGTGTCGATCGCGATCCGGTGCGAGCCCACCACGGATCCGCGGTCCTTCGTCAGCGTGGTGCTGCCGCCGTCGAGCGTCATCGCGACGCCGTCCTTCTCGACCACGATCGAAGTGGTGCCGGTGAACGTGACTAGCTCCCTCGACGAGTTGAAGGTCTGGAAGTTCCGCTCGACCGTGTCGCCGAGCACGAAGTCACCTCGGTAGGTGTCGGACATGTCGTCCTCCTGCTCAGACGAGCACGGGGTTGGTGAGTGGGTGGAGCGATGAGGCACCGCCGCCGCCGGTCACGATCTCAGACAGGATCGGGAGTATGGTCGTAGCCCTGAATCCATCCGAAACGTTGTCGTAGTCAGTCCATGTGCCCGGCGAGTCGGCGGTGCAATAGAACATTCCATCGTTCATGGCTGCGAGCGATTCCGCGTCCGCGAACGAACGAACGACTTCGTACGTGATGCCAGCAGCGTCCGTCGCTTCCACGACGATCCGCAAGGCATCCCCAGCGACAAACGAAACCGGATCGAAGAAGTGCCGACGCCCAGCGGCGTATGACTGCCCATAATTCGCAATCTCTCGAGACGGCACGGACGACGTGGCCAAGACAGTCCCCGAGGAGCCCTTGAAGACCTTGACGTCGTACGTCCGATTCTCCGTCCGATTGACCACGTACGCACCGGCAAGCGTTCCGGCGAAGTTCGGCTTCCAAAGAAGCCCTCGGTAGACCGGGCTCCCGCCGCTCGACCATGTACCGACAGAGATCCCAGCGAAGTTGTCCGAGTCTGTGATGGTTCCGCCTACGTACTCGCCGTCCGAGTAGACGATCCCGATGATCGGCATGTTCTGGTTATTGGGGATCGACCAGGTCCCACCAGCTAGCGTGAGATGGTGTGGGATCGAGTTCTCGACATGCTGTCGCTGGGCGATATTGACGACGACGTTGTTCGACCCGTCGATAGTCCCTGACGAATGCCTGAAAGTCGCTGCGTAGAAGGCTCCCGCCGAGACAGTCAGCGCATTGTCGAGCGTGAACTCATTGAGCCCAACCGATACGATGCCCGTTGCCGATGCTGGCGACCCGCCACCGCCCACGGTGCCGTCGGGGATTCCCGCCGCGACGCCTTCGACAGCAGCGCGGAATGCCGGCGAAGTGCCGTTGAGTGCCGAGACGTGAAACACCAACTTCGAGATGCTTCCGTCCTTCGGAGCACAGAACACCACCGCGAATCCGTCGTCGGAAGCATCTACAGTGTGCGTGCTGTTGGATGGAGTCGTTGTCCCAGGAAACTTCGACACATCGCCGAACACGAGATTCGAGAGTACGGCCATGTGCTAGCTCCCCAACAGAAGAATTAAGCCGGTGCTGCCGCCCCGATATGCGATGCCCGACGACTCGCCGAAGTAACCATCGGGTTTGGAAACCTCTGACCGCCCGAATCCGGCTCGGATGTGGTCTATCGCAGGGGTGGCCGTGTACCGCCAGTCCCAATCGCCCTTGCGGTTCTCGACCGCGGCCCCGATGAAGGCCTCGTAGGTGGACGTCTCCCCAATACTCGACATATAGGTGTCGATCGTGCGGCCTGGGTCCGGCCACGCCCCAGATGGGTCGGCCGTGGATTGATTCGTCTCGCCGAGGGTGGTCGCCCACGATAAGGGGCTCACGCTCGGGCCATCGACACGCATCCACGTCGAGATGCCCGCGGCGTTGCCCTCCCAGAACCATGTATTGCTGTCCAACGTCATGCCGAACGACGCTGAGTCGGCCACCTTGCCAATCCAATCCTGGTCGGTGCCCTCGGCGTAGAAGATCGTGTTGGTCAGTGCCCACGACGTGAGGCCCGTCGTCTCGATGTCGATCCGGAACGAGACCTCGGCATCCCACTTGTATGCGATGCAGTTGTCGATCGTCATGACGACGGGCAGCGGGCCACTCCCGCCGATGCCAAACGCCTCGCCAGTCTGAAGGTATGGCCCCGCACCCGTGTAGTCAGAGTCGACTACCAGACAATCAGAGATTGTCGCGGTTCGGCCTTGAAGGGTTAGCCCTGAACGACGACCGGCACCGTTGATGTCCCTTGTGCCAATGACCACGTTCTGCGTGAACCTGCTTTCGTGGTTGTAAACAGCACTGTCATTGTTTGCGAGGAACGACGCGAGCGGATTGCTGATGTAGAGGTTGCGCTCGTTGATCCCGCCGGGCCGCTGCTGGATGCCGTGCGAAGATGCGTCGGCGGTGATGTTGCCCCGGAAGATCCCGGAGGTGCATCGCTCGGTGACGTATACGTTGTGGTTGAAGATTGTCGCGACGCCTCCATGGGGAGAGGCTGCGCCGGGCGGAAGTAGGTCGGAGGCCCATCCGTTGTGCCAGAAGACGTTGTCCTCAATGAGCCAGTTGTTCCAGTCGTCGATGAAGATCCCTTGCTGATGCCCACTCGTGGCAGCCTGCCAGTTCTTCATGAATGTACTGCGGCGAACCGTGAGGCCATCGCCAGTTGGTGGCTCCGCCGTGTAGTCAGGTACCGTGTCGGATCTGAGGTTCACCTGCGCGAAGCGGACGCGAACGTCCTCAATCAGGACGTCGCGGTTGCCTCCGATCCCGGTACCACCTATCTGAATGCCGTCTCCAAAGTTTGCCGTGGGGTCCGCCCATCTCGGGTCGTCCGGGTCATGGGTCCAAGCGTGGATGTCGAGTCCAGTGATCGCGACCTGTTCAACTGGGTTCGTGCGGCCGCCACCGCCATCGAACCGAATGCTGTAGTTCATGACCGGACGCGCAATGGTCTCAGAGCCGTAGCAGCCGATCCTGAAGCTGGCGCCCGAGACCTTCGTCCACGTCTTGATATTGACCTGCGATCCATCACCATGCTCTGTGCCGCGCTTGACCATGACCCAATCGGGCTTGCCCTGCCGACTGTTGGCCACAGCGATGGCGGCTGGCAGCGTCGCGTAGGGCGACGGCGCCTCGACATCCGTCGGATTCTCTGGATCCATCGGTGTGCCGGCGGGGACGAAGACCGCGGTGCCGTCATTGCCAGTGTCAGGATCGACGTAGTAGATCCGCGTATCGTCGGCCGAGTCCACCGAGCCGGTGACCGGTGCGAGCACGGTCCATCCGAGCATGTCCCGCTTCCACGGGCTCTTCGTCTCGTCCTGCCGGCTGACCGTCTCCCAGAGCGGTCGGCTGGTCTCGGGCACGGTCACCCATGCGAGGGTCAGCAGAACGACGGCGAGGGCGCCTGGTACGGCCTTCCCCCAGTGCTTCCGGCACCATCGCCCCCATGACGGGAACAGCGAGTTGAAGCGGGCGAGCCAGGTGTGGTCCTTGGTCAGCCGCACCAGCCCGATGCCCTTGGACAGCCGCTTCCAGATCCGCTTGACGACCGGGTGCATCATCACGCCCCTCCGCTCGACGCGCGCATCGCGGCGACCTCGGCCCCAATGCGCGCCAGTTCCTCGCGTGCTGCGTGCAGGTCGGCCGTCAGCTCGCGGTTCTCCGATCGTGCTGTGAGCAGCTCAGCCGTAAACCGCTCGGCCTGCAGCCGCGTCTCCTCCCGGGCCGCCCGCAGCTCATCCCGCAGGTGATCGACGTCCGCCTCGAGCCGGCGGACCAGCGCGTCCTGGACCTCGAAGCTGGTGGGTGAGTCGGCGATCCGGATGATCCGCTTCCGCAGGGCGATCCCGATGCCGATGAGCAGCGAACCGCCCGCCAGGATCAGCGTGCCAGTCCACGAGTGGTGCGGGCTGGGCGGGCCGACGCTCACGACGAGGCCGGCCCGCGGCCGATTGCGTCGAGCCGATCCCGCCAGTCGCCCATCGCGTCGTGCTGGCCCTCGCGGGCGGCCTCGAGCATCTCAGCTGCCTGAGCCTCCGTCAGCTCGCCTCGGGCGACTCCGTCCCGTACAGCCTCGACGGCAATCCGGAGGAGAGTGGCGATGGTCACCGCGTCCACGAGGCACCTCCAGCCTGGGCGAGGCCATCGATGGCCGCGTCGACGATGTCCATGGCCGCCTCGAACTCCGTCCCACCATCCGGGAGCCGGAGGTACGCGCGGTCCAGGGCCGAGTTGGCGCCCTCGACTACAGGATCGAGCCGGCGAAGCGTGTCGTCGTCGATCACGCCACGATCGTGGGCGGCGAGCGACGCCCGTACGCCGTGCTCGAACCAGCCGGCGGAGCGGACCCACCGCTGGGTCGGGTTGCCCTGGCAGCCGGCGAGCACGAGGCACGCGATGGCCGCGAGGGCAGTGAGGGCGTGTCGACGCATGGTGAGCCTCCGATGTCGAGTGGGGAGGTCGCAGACGGCAGGTGCACCGCCTTCGTCCTGGGTGGATCACTCTTCAGAGGCATCATCGGTCGCGCGCGCGCGCGCGTGTCGACCTGAACTCGCGCATTGCCGGCTATTCAACCCCTGTTCAAGGGCTGATCGTGACCTTGGAGGTTCGGACCCGGTGCGAGCCGGCCCGTGTCGGCACGGCTCCGTACCTCGAGTGCGCGCGGGCCGGTGCGACCATGCCGCGGTCTCGCAGGACCCCGACCAGCTCGTGAGCGCGCGTCGTGCTGACGCTCAGGCCGTCGGCGATCTCAGCCAGGCGGACGCCCCTTTCCTCCAGGTCGTAGACCCGAACGATCACCATCAGGGCGTGCAGCTGCCGAATCGTCAGCGGCGGTCGGTTCATCCAGATCACTCCTCGCAGGCCTCCGGGACGACTCGCTTCAGGACCTCGAATCGGTCCTCCTGCACCCGCCTCACCAACAGCAGCGGAAGCCGGCCGTACCGACTGAAGAGGGCGATCCTCCGCCGCGCCGACGGCGTGATCATGCCCTTCACGTCCACGAGGTAGGGCGGCTGCTCGTGCGGGATCACCAGGAAGTCGAGGATCCACCGAGTCATCGGGTCGGTGCCCATGTCCACGCCGACCTGGGGCATCCAGACGCGGACGCCAGGGTCGAACTCGAGGCGCCTGGCGAACAGCATCTCGGCCTTCGAGTCGTACCTTCGGCCGAGGTACTCACGCTCCGCGGCCGGCGCCACGTCGTACTTCCCGCCTCGGCGCCTCACGCCGTCGCCCTCGCGCGGACCTGTTCGCGGGCCGCCCGACGCCGGACGCTCGACCGGAGCCACACGGCGAGGACCAGCTCGTCTGTCCAGGACGCCGGTGGCCACCGGGTGGCCCCGCCCGTGACCGCGCGGACGAACTCCACCAGCTCGATCCCCGTCAGCTGGCTGAGGTCGGCCAGAGCCGAGGCCCGCGTGTCGGGCAGCGGCTCGACGCCCGGCGCGGGCCCGGGGGGCGGGCCGCCGTGTGCGGGTGGCGCCATGCCCGCCCGGAGCTTCGCCAGTGCGAGCCCGGCGCGGTTCTCGACGCCCTTGGCGTTCGCCGCGTACCGCGCCCAGCCGGCGACCGCGGCCGGGCCGTGGTCTGCGACGGCGGACGCCGCAGCGTGCGGCGCGGCTCCCAGCCGCTCGAGCAGGGCCGCGGCCGCCGCCGCCCGGTCAGGCTCCGCGGCTCGCCCCCCTGCCGCCGCGACGGCTCGCTCCCAGCCGGCCGGATCGCCCCCGCCCTCCGCCGCGGCCCGCAGCGCGTCTCGGCCGGCCTGGTCATCGTCGGCGGCTCGACGACGTCGGGACGCGAACACCCGGTCCAGCGCCGCGAGGCCTTCGCCGGTTCCCCCACCCCCCGAGGGGATCGCACCACCCCCACCAGCCAGCTCGCCGTACGCGTCCGCCCCGCGGGTGTCTGGTGGTGGTTCTTGATTCTGGGATTCTGGATCGTCGGCGCGCGGCGCCGGGGTTCCCCGGACCGAGGCGCCGGGGTGGGGTGCGTCAGGCGCCGGGGTTCGCTCGACCCCGGACTGCGGCGCCGGGGTGAACTCCGGCGCCACGCGCCGGGGTACCCCGGACTGCGGAGCCGGGGTTGCGACCAACCCCGGCGCCTCGCGATGGGGTGATCCGTGGTCAACCCCGGCGCATGACGCCGGGGTGACGGCTCCATCGGCCGGCGGCGAGCCATCACCGTAGAGCGAGGCCGAGCCCACGAACCTGATCAGCGGCGATCGCCCAGCTCGCCGTTCCACGTGGATCAGTCCTGCGGCCTCGATCTTCGAGAGGTTCCTCCGCACCGTGGCCTCGCACTTCCCCATCGCCGCGGCAAGCGTGGTGGCAGAGACCCAGGTCACCTCGGTCCGGTCGTCGCGGAATCGCATCAGCGCCCCGAGGATCGCCTGGCCGGCGAAGGACAGCGCCCGGAACGCCGGGTCGTCGTAGAGCCGCGTCGGGCACATGGTGAACTGAACGGTCCGCTGAGCTGCCGGCCTCATCGCGAGGCCTCTCGTCGCACGGACGCGAGCCGCTTCGTCAGCTCGTCGAACGTCTCCTCCTCGCCCGGCATCCACCACTTCGGATCCACCGGCGGCGGCTCGGGGAACATCTCCTCGATCTGGAGGAGGACCCAGTCCATTTGCTCTTCCGCGAGCTCACGTTCGGCCTCGGCCGGGTTGGACCAGAGCAGCACGTTCTCGACCCGAAGAGCCCGGCAGATCGCCAGGTGCATTCGGAACTCGTCGCGGGTCGTCCGGCTTCGGAACGCCCACTGACCGGGCAGGTTCACCCACGCGGCCTGATACTCGCGAGGCTCCACCTGAGCGACGTTGGGCGGAAGCGGCAGCTCGTAGAGGACCATGGAGTTCGCGGGCACGCCGAACTGAGCGACGGTGGCGCCGGTCGCGGCCTCGATCTCCTCGATCCCCCACTCGAAGATCGCCTGGTACTCGGGCGTGAACCGATGGTCGACCCTCCTGGTGCGGTCCCAGCCGAGGTTCGGGTGCTCGATGCACACCACCTCCGGCGAGGCTCCGAGCTCGGCCAGCTCGGTCGTGAAGGCGTCCATCCACTGCCGCCAGAACGCGCGGCGGATCTCGTGGCTCGGGAAGTCGAACGGCCCGTCGTCGTAGAGGAACTGGAGGTACGGGAAGAGGCCTGCCTCGAGCACGCGAGTGGCCGTCAGCTGCGGAGCATCGGCACGGACCCGCACTCGCTGCATCGAGTGGAACGGGTGCCCCCCATCGGGGACGAGCTCGTGGTCGCGGAAGATGAATCTCGGCATCGGAAGACTCCTGGACTCGGCAGCGACCGTCAGCCGGCCGCGCGCAGTCCGGTCGGTGAATCAGTCGTGCTGGCCGCGGGACGACTCCCGAGCGGCGTCTGCGGTGGAGCGGATGCGGGCAGCCGCGAGTCTCAGGCCCCGGGCGGTCTGGACCTCGCCCGCGGCGGCGAGGTCGTCGGCGATCGAGTCGAGCTCCAGGGCGTGCTGGGAGCACTCGGCTACGACCTGGCCGGCGACGGCTGCCGCCTGGCCGACCCGCTGACGGGTGAGCGTGGCGACGCCGACGGCGTGCTCGACGTCCTGGGAAAGGTCCAGGACGGGTGGCGATGGCTGGCCCGTCACCGCGGTGTAGAGGCGGTGGACGCTGCGGCAGAGAGCCCCGTCGAAGGGGCCCGCGGACGGAGACGCGTGGTTCACGTGCGGGCCCCCCGCCGGTGCGCCGGTGCGTGCGGGCAGGTGGCGAAGTGGCTGCGGTGCACGGCCGGGCGGAACTCCGAGTCGCGCGGCTGGGCCGTGGCCACGTCCACGGGCATCCCCCGGGGCTTCGACGCGGTGTCCAGGAACACGATCGGGGCACCGCACGAGGAGCACGGGCGCACGTTCAGGCGCTGGCGGGCAGCCTCTTCGGCATCGATCGGCCCCCAGCCTTGGGTCAGGCGGTCGGGGTCGGTGTACGCCCCCGCACTGGCCCCGAGGAGCCGGCATGCGTATCCCAGGGTCCGGCGGCGGATCGAGGGGCACCACTCGGGCCCGGCGATCGGCTGGGTGTCCCCGGCCGCGTTGACCAGCTCGACGTCGCCCCCGCGGGGGCCGCGCTGGGCGATCACGATCTCGACGACCAGCTCGTCCGGCCCCGCCGACAATCGGCCCTCACGGGCCATCGCAGCGTTGCGCGCTGTCCGATCGGCGGCGTTCCGCTCGGCCAGGGTCGTCCCGGGCCTGCGGTCGGGCTCCGGGTCCCAGAGCGTCGGCGCGGTCACCGGCCACCCCCGCCCGCCATGGCGGCGGCCGCGGCCATGTCCATCGC